GGATGAGATTAGTTGTAATATTTCAGGTGGAATTTTATTTGTCTCATTTTCATAGTTGCTATATGTTCTTTGAGGAATGTTTAGCTCCTTGGCAAACTCTTGTTGTGTCATGTTTAATTGTTTGCGTAGTTCTTCAAGTCTTACTCCAACCCCTTTTTTTTCTTTCATCTGCTTTTACCCCAAAAAAATTTCAAAAAAAATACAAAAAAGACTTGACTTTTTGCCTAATTTAGGCTATAATTTAGCCGATATAAAACTATAGCCTTTTTTAGGCTAAATTTTTATCGGCCATTTTTACACTCTCTTTAGGGTGTAAACAAAAACCCGGCAGGACTGGACATCTTGTCCGGGAAAGCGGTCAGACCGGTCCTTCACCCAACCCCGCCGGTCTGACGCCGTTATTATAGCATTATTTATTAAAAAATGCAAGAGAGGGCGTATGGAGACGAGTGAGAGTCTTCGTCGTTTTGTGCGGATGAAGCGGATCATGCTTGAGGAAGAGAGGCGACAGGGAGGTTATAGTGGGCCTCTCAATAGTTTTGAGAGCGAGGAGTTTGTCATTCGCTGGCCCAAGCGTGAAGAGTATTATGAGGTCTTGAAAGATCGCCTCAGAAGGAGGCTTGGATGATAAAAGTGCTTCGGTACATTCTTGAGGTTGTGGTAGAGATGCTTGAGGCGGTGGAGCTATGGCTTTGGCGACAAGAGAGCAGAGGAAAGCCATAGACGAATACTACAGGTAAGAAGAGATGGAGCTATCTATCCTCCATCTGTGGTAAGTGGTGGGCCTGGTGTGATGCCAGGCCCTGATATAGACATATGCAGGAAGTGACATATATATCTCAGCTTGCAAAAGAGTTGGGACTGAGCTGTGAAGGAGTAAAAAAGAAGTTAACACGGCTTGGGATTGAGCTCATTGATGTACCAGGGCGTGGCCGTGGGGGTCTTGTCAAAGCTGTGAGAACAGCGGATCTTCCGAGAGAATTTCTTGTATCGAAAGAGAAAAGAGAGTCGTCTCTTACTGACTGGCAGAGAAAGGAAGCGGCCAAACGTTTTGCGCTTGTTGAAGAGGTGCGAAATGCTCATGGCAGAACGCTGCAGGCCAGGATTGAGTACGTGATACGACATCTTCCGAGACTCAATCCATGGCTCTGGGATGAGCTGGGTGGCGAAATACCATCGTCCAAGACAATTCGCAGATACGTACTTGCCTATGAGAAAGGTGGGTACAATGCTCTTGCTCCCCGCTGGGGTCATCGTGAAGGACAGACAAAGCTGACACCGGAGGAGAGAAAAGAGATAGAGGCCAAATATCTTGTGCCTCATGGTCCCACGATTCGTAGTCTCTGGCAGATGATCACATCGAGTCTTGTGCGTGCCGGGAGAGCGAGGTATTTGGCGTTGGATGGCTGGTCGAGTGTAGTGATAGAGGACAGTCGAACTCTGTCGTATTCGACTATTTATAGATATATCAAGCGGGTTATCTCATATCCTGTGGCGGTAGCGTATCGTGAAGGAGAAGAATCATTTGAACGTCTTTGCGTACCCAAGACGAGACGGGATTATGAATCCATTCGAGCCGGTGACATCTGGAATTCTGATGGACATACAGCCAATATATTTGTGGTAAATGATGTCTTTGAGAACAAGAAGAATGAAGTGGTACGTCCGACGATTGTTGTCTGGAAGGATGTGAAGTCAAGAAAGATTGTTGGGTATTCTGTTGATGTGACAGAAAACACGCAAATGGTTTTCAATGCCTTTGCTGATGCCGTAAAGAAGAACAACTACTACCTGCCACGGCATATACTTGTGGATAACGGCAAATCCTACAAGAATAAGCAGTCGCTTGGGACTGAAGCCTTCGAAGGTCTGTATGGTCGACTTGGTGTGGGCAAACATTTTGCTATTCCATACAATCCGAATT